TCATATACATTTAGCTTTTCTACACACTTAACTTCTTGGTGGATGTTTGGTAACCCTATACAATCAGCTGCATCACCTGTTTTACCGCAATATTGTGCAGTTCTACGGACTTTATCAAACCCATTTTCTCGGCACACATCCCTCCATAGTCGTTCGCCCCTTGCTCCTTTTTCTTTACTATTTATTGGCAATCTTCATCACCGCCATCTTTCAAGCATTGATTACACGCTTTTTGATACACATCAACATAGATCTCTTGTTTATCTCCGTTATATGTAACTTCAATATATTCTTTGATATTTACACCGCTTACCAATGCTTTCCAATTTTGTAAGGTTTTACAAAACCAAACAATGAACATATCATCTGGTGTTATTTCATTTGCATTATAATCAAACTCATTAAATAAAACTGTTCTCGCTGCATTGATTGCTTTTTCTTGTAATTCGTACATTTTTACCTCTCTACATATTGTTCACATCGTTTTAAAATATCTTTTACTAAATCCAACGGAATATTTGACCTTGTGTTATATCGATTACCATTACTTTTTAAGTCTGCCAATCGTAAATTAGACTTTATATTGTCATTTAATAACTTTAAATCGATATTACTACCAAATTTAGTTGGTTTATTAACTGGGTAATCGTAGTTGTTGTAATAGGTTAAATTATCATAAGGAACATCGAACCCTATTACATTTTTGATGTATTCCCATATCCGCCCATATGCTGGGTTTTCAATCACGAATACTTTAGGTTGATAACGCTCAATGATTTTCAATGTGTTATAGATACACATTTCACCATTGATACGTGTTAGGAATGACTTATCATACTTGAATTGGTAGTTTTCATAATCAATGTGATTTCTGATTGTGAATTTACTTCCTTGTTCGTATTCACCAAACAGGTTGATAGTCATATCTTTTTCTTGTTTCCAACACGCATTACCGCCTTTCATCGCACTTGCTACGCTCCAGCTTTCGCATGGTGGACTAGCTAGAATAACATCAGGTCTATCTAGCTTGTCCAACTGTTCCCATAGTGCGTTTGGTTTATGTAGCGTATTAACTGCAAGGTCTTGGTTGATACACGCATCACCAATACCTATTGATGTGATCGTGTGCTGCCCCCCCCATATTCACGTTATATTCATCTACTGCTTGACGATAACACCCATTGCCATCATCAAATAACCCCCATATATGCATTCTCTTTCCTATTCACCTCTAATCAATCACCATACATCCATACTTTGCTTTTCTCATACGATGCTTAACTTTCTTCACATTGTTCCCCAGTTACGCTAACACATCATTTTGTTTGATTGTGTTTTCTTGCATCGTTTCCCTTTTGCGTTTATACATTCTGTAAGCTGGACACTTTACGTGGCAAGCTACCTCTCTGTATTCGCATCCCTTACATGGTGCATTCAATATTAATACTCACTCCTACAACTCTTCTATTTCTTCAACTTCCACATCGTCATACCAAACATTTAGTTCGCTAAAATCAATATCTTCGTTTTGTGAAATCTCTTGGGCTTTCTCCATTGCATCAACATAACTTTCGCATTTCACAACTTTTGAAAAACCAATCTTTACATAGCCACTAATTTTGTATTCATCCATGTTACTCACCTCTTAGAACGGAATATTTTCATCTTGCGGTTGCTCAAAACTATCAAAATTGCTAGATGCAGTTTCATCGTTTGTTAAAGATGTACCTACAAAATTAGCAACAACTTCTGTTACATATCGTTTTTGTCCGTCAGCAGTTTCATAGGAACGTGTTTGTAATCGCCCCTCTACAAACGCTCTATTGCCTTTACGCAAATTGCCTACGCTTTCGCCTAGCTTTCCCCAGGCTACACAATTAATGAAAGCGGTTTGCTCTTTTGTTTCACCATCGCTTGATGTGAAAGTATTGCTTGCTGCCACATTGAAAGTCGCTACTGCTTTTCCGCTTTGTGTATAGCGTACTTCTGGATCACGTGTAAGATTACCTAAAATTTGTACTGTATTCATTCGTTGCTCCTTTAAATCTTTTGTTCAATGCACATCGTTCCTTTGTATACCTTGATGATTTCCTCAAGGCTTTCAAAGGTTCGTGCATCAGCTTTCATAATCATTTGCATCTGTTGAGTTGCCTCTTCTTGTGTATCTACATTTAGAGGTATCTCAATAGTGATTACCATCTTTCGTTTTTTACTTAGCATTTATACCCCTTACCAATAACTAAGCTGGTTTAGTTCAGCCTCTACATCATCAATAAACACATCGTAGCTAGGGTGAATGTGGCAATCGACTGTTGCCTCATTCCTCATGATTTCAAGCAAGTTTTCAATCTTGGCTCTTGCTTGCGCCTCGTTATTCGCCAGCACTTGAAAGCTAACATTGAAGCTAACATTTACACTTACATCAAACTCTTTTACTCTTTCCCTCACGTTTAACCCCCTGTTGCTTGTTTTAAAAGTTCTTTACCTTTATCAGATATTTGGCTATTATCAATTATCTTTGCTACATCAACTGGCTCTTTCACTACCTCTACCAAGTTACCTGTAGCAGTCATTTCGATTTGTTTTTGCCCAGCGTTCAGTAACGCTCGTTCATGTTCTGCTTTTTCTCGTGCTTTAAGTAACAAGTGATTGTCTTTAATCGAATTAGACAATCTCAATCGTTCACGCTCTCTTGTTTCTTGCACTTCATAGTTTTTCACAAACTGCGCTCTACATGATGTTTCGTTGAAATTATCGCCGTTTTGAGGGTCGAACGATTTCCATATTGCTTTGGCACATTGCTTTGTTAAACCCTCTAATTTGTCTAACCCTTTTTCGTAGCCATATGATCGTGCTACTTGATATACCCTTTCCCATGCATCTTGTGCGGTTGGAAGTTCCTCATGTGCATTTACAAAGGCACTTAATGCGGAACATTCCTCTTTAATTTCTGCAATCGTTGGTAAGAATTTACATCTATCAATCAGATTGCTTATCGCTTGTTCAAGGGTAACTGGGTTTACATTAGATAACTTTGTTACATACAACATCATTCGTTGCTCTGACATATCAGTAGACCACGCTATCTGTAACATCGATAGTGCTTTCAAAGTCTGTTGTTGGTTGTTCAGTATCTACACCCCCTAACTTGTTCATCAAGTTATTAACTACGTTGATTGCATCTTCCTTGCTATTCTTTTTAAAATTAGGTTTTCTGTATTCGCTACGCTCCCATGTCCTAACCGCTGCTTTCCAATCTTTCATGGAGTTCTTTCCTACTTTCCATCCGTTGCTTTCGTAGTGGTCATAGAACTGTTCAGCGTTTACATTATTGTTACGTTCCATACAGTATTGTTTAATGTCTGAGATAGAGGGTTTTTCAAAACGCTTGCGTTTTGTTGTAGTGCTTTTTGCACTACTATGTATCTCTTTCTCTATCTCTATATCTTTCTCTAACTCTATCTCTATCTCTATCTCTGGTGGAGATTTCTCGGAGATTTGTCGGAGATTTGTCTGGACATTTGTCCTATCTGTTTCTATTCGTTGTCTATATTCCCTCTTTCTATCAGCCTCACTACTGCCTTTACCAATGAAGTTTTGAATATCCAACATATAGATAGCACCATTTTCTAGCACATCGATTAGTCCTAAATCTTTGAAGATTGATAATGCTTGTTTAACTGTTCCTATTTGGTGTCCAGTTACACTTGCCAGCATTTCAACGTTGTAAGGAATGCGATCATTAACAACTAACTTTCCGTCATTCTTTAGACTTCGTAAGTAGAGTTTTAAAAGAATATTACTGTACAAGTAGCCATCTTTCATGCTTTCTAATATCTTCAACTCATCGCTATCAAAGAAATTATCTTTAAGCCTTAGATAGTAATATTTTTTGTTATCGCTCATAGGCACTATCTACCATAAACGTGATCACAAGCAGCTTCTTTGTACTGTGGTTCTACTTCCATAATTTCACCAGCACTTACAGGCTTAGCTTTTGGTTGCGTTTGCTTAATCACATCAAGCACATCTTTTAATTCTACGATTTCACCATCATATGATTTATATGTACCTTGCGCTTGTTCTAATTTCGCAATGCGTTTCTTCACATATAATTCAACTACATCAATTCTTTTCATACTCATCTGTCCTCTTTTCTATTTCCTCTAACAAGTGTTTACGTATTTCTTTTGCGAACACTCCATGTGCTTGATTGTGGCATTGCATACACAAGCAAGCTAGATTTCTCAATTCACTTAAACCACCTTGCGAACGAAACACTATGTGGTGGCATTGTTCCGCCCTATAGCCACATATAACGCATTGTCCGTTATCACGTTCATAGGCTTGTTTTCGTGTTACTGAATATAATTTGTTATCCCTTTTCTTTCTGTTGTTCACGCTCCCACCTCTCTATGAGTGATTGAATGTACTCACTAGGTTCTAACTTGATACCCAGTTGTTCACATTCATCTGTTAAACACTCAATAAGCCTTGCCATTTCTTGTTGGTTATATACTGACGAACCGTGGTAACACATTATGTTGTGATACCATGGAATGCTTTTACATTCGCCAGCATCTTCTGCTATCCATCCCAACCCATGACCTTGCCATATTTGAATATAACGTTCGATTGCATCCTCATGGACTGGTACATATGTGAAATGTCCACAGTCTTTTATTGCTTTGCGGTACACATCCTCTTTTGAGGTGTACCAAGTTTTACTTAATTCTTCCGCTATCTTTTGACATAGAACCCAGCAATAAGCATTAGCGTTCATACTGCGTGATTTTGATTTCTTTTTGATTTCAATCACGTATTCTTTATCTTTATCTAGCTTGTTTAGATCATTGTCATGTGGTGCTGGTATTACTACCATTACACCTAGCGGACTACGGAGTGTTTCAATATTACTTGTTGTCCACTTCATAACCTTTTACCCAGTCATAGAGTTTTGACATTTGATTTCTTGTAATGTTATCAATCACACCAACACCAAACATTTCTGTTAGTTGGTGCGCTACTTGTTCTTCATTTAACCCATGTTCATTAGCCATCTTCAATATGATTGCGTATGCATTGTGAGGGTCAAATTCTTTTTCTTTCTTTTCTTTTTCTGCAGCTGCATTTATTTTTGTATCTTGCAAGCCTCGGTATACATCAGCACCTACACCAATCATTTTTGCTGCAGTACCTAATGCATCTGTAACCGCCATCTTGAATGCCTCATCGTTTCCGTGGTAACCATTTTTATCTTTGTAGATTAAAAAATCGCCACCATAACCAGGTATTGGTTTACTCCACTCATCGCCATCTTTGATATATAGATTTACTTTTACATAAAGCATTGTTTCGCCAGTAGCCTCTACCAACACTTCTTTTGTATCTACAATATCAAAGTACCAACCAACACCACATATCCCATAAACTTCGGTTAATATTTCCCATCTCCATTGTGGAGAAATATCATACTTGCCTTTTAGTTTCCCAAAGTCAATTATCTTTAACGCTGATTGCGGTACAGTTTTTACCGCATTATATCTACTATCCATCTATACCTCTTTATACTTGTAACCACGCATTTCTAAGAAATCAGTTAAATCTTTTGCATCCTCTTCGGTTAAGTCATATACAGTTATTGTTAAACCTGTTTTTGTTTCTGATGTTTCTACTATTTCAACTGTTTTATTTTCGATGCTTGCCCTAGCAGTTTCTTCCATCTCGTTACGTTTTGCAAATTTTGCATTGATAAATTCTCTAGCTTGATCTAGTGGCATATCTTTTACTACTGGCCAGCACTCATTAAAAGTAATCGGTGTGGCTAATTCGTATTGTTGGTTACAAGTATCTACAACAAACTCAATCATGCCTTTTTTCTCTGCTAAGATTTGTTTATAATCATCATCTGATTGTTGGCGCTTTGAAATCTCAATCATCATTCCCTCAATGGAGATTTCAATGTCTTTCATCTTTGCAGTTTTGTTTAGCCAGCGTTTATCATGTTGAAGTTGGTTTGCGTACTCTTCACGCACTCCATATTTTTCAACCATTTTTTCAATAAACTTATTGATGGCATCTGTTTTAGCTTGTACTTCTTTTTCATCAAAGTATTTAATTTGTTCTGCAAGTGGCTTTTCTGCATCGTAAACAACTTTCAATACTTCATTTACTTCTTCTTCAAATAACTCAATCGGTCTTTTGAGTTCTCGTTTTTTCTCTTTACAGAATTTATCAAGCGTTGTTCTGTACTTAACGATTTCATTTTTAGCACTTACCATGTCCTTATAGTTTTCTTCCGTTACTACAAGTCCTTTGTACTTTTCTAACTGTGCCTCAAAGTAATTTTTAATTTCATCTTTGTTCCACTTGAACACTTGTTGATTTTGACTAACAATAGGTGTTAAATTTATTTCCATTTATTTCTCCTTGTGATAAAATACAAGTAGAGATATTTCACATATCCTCTACTAAGTCCGTTGAAACTTCTTCTAAAACTTTTCACAACGGACTTTTTTCTTTTCGTAATATTGAATATCATCTAACCAATATCCAACTAATATCCACACCACCATGCCTAACATTGTTTGACAAAAGAATGTCCAAAAGTCTATCGTGTCTAACTGTAGACTTCCCATTCCACCAACAACTAATATCGCTGCAATGGTGCGTAGTGCGTAACACAACTTAATCATTCAAATCTTCTCCTACAATCACTAGCATTTGGCTGGTGATTTTTTTTATTTCACTCTTTAACTTTTTGTTTTCTTTTTCTAATCGCTCTACCTCGTTTTTTAATTTTCTGTAACCAATAGCAGAGTATTCACTTTCAACTCCTGCAAGTGCTTCA